AACCGCTAACAATTTTTCTTTGAATAAAGAATTACAAGAATTACAAAACCCGAAGAAGGAAAAAGAATGCCCTCAATAAGATTAGGTAATAACGAAGTTTATCGGGACGGTAACATTCACCAACTAAGTGGTAGACCGGGTGATTCCGCAAGTTCTGGTAATATAATTAGGAAAGCAACCGCCGCCCAGATCGCCCAATTCGGCTCCGCTGGGCGTGGTGAAGGCGGGGGAAGTAGCTTTATTAATGCTGCTGACTTTGTAAAACCCCCCACGGCGCAAGAAACTGCTCAACAAGCAGCCAATAATCCAGCAGTACCCGCACCTAATGTGCCGGGGATTGCACAGCTTTCTGCACAAAGAGCACAAGCTCCTTCTTTAGTTCCAGGGACAGAATTTACAGCTACTAATATTCCTTTTGATAGCTCACAATTAATTACTCCTACGACAGGACAATTAACTTCGGATGTTACTATTCCTTCCGCTACACAAGTTCAGGCGGCACAAACTGCTGCCCCTACTCCTATCACTGCTCCACAAATTGCTGCTATTGCTGTTGCACCTGACGTAAGAGATGAAGCCATTCAAGCTGCACAAATACAGGCTCCTACACAAACTATTGAAGCACAGCAACAAGCAGTAACCAATGTAGCAAACTTACAGGCAGCACAACAGGCTCAAGCAGTACAAGTACAACCTCCTGCTACAAGAACATTGCAAGCAGGTGAAGTAATAGACGCCCCTACAGGGCAAGCTACTCAGGCTGCTGCATTTATTGAACCAGTAGCACAGGCAGCAGTAGCTACTCCTACTACAGAAGCCACTGTTCAAGGGCAGTTGGCTACACTACAAGAACAATTTGAAGGAGGGGAAATTCCTCCTTGGGCAAGAGGGGCAGTTCGTGCCGCAACACAAACACTAGCAGCAAGAGGACTTGGTGCAAGTAGTATGGCTGGTCAGGCTATTCTGGATGCGGCCATAGAGCAAGCTCTTCCTATAGCACAATTAGATGCTCGTACTGTTGCTTCTTTTGAAGCTCAAAATTTAAGCAATCGTCAACAGGCTGCAATGACCCGTGCTCAATATAGAGCACAGTTTATGCAACAAGAATTTGACTATACATTTCAAACTCGTGTAAGGAATGCGGCTACTGTATCGGATATAGCCAATCGTAATTTTACTTCTGATCAACAGATTGCACTAGAAAATGCAAGGCTTATACAAACTGTGGACTTACAAAACTTATCAAATTCACAGGCGCTAGTTATGGCGGAAGCTGTCGCTTTATCCCAGTTAGATATATCTAATTTAAATAATAGGCAACAGGCTGCTGTACAGAATGCTCAGAATTTTTTACAACTGGACACACAGAATTTAAATAATAGGCAACAGGCAGCAGTGATTAATTCTCAACAGCAAGTCCAAGCTTTGTTAACAGACGCAGCAGCAGAGAACGCTACTAGACAATTTAATGCTAAAAATCAACAACAGGCAGATCAGTTCTATGATAATTTAATTACCAGTGTTTCGATGAATAATACGGCACAAACAAATGCTATGAATCAGTTTAATGCAGGAGAAGTAAATGCTCTGCAAAGATTTAATGCAGAAATTGTAAATCAAAGAGAACAGTTTAATGCTAAAAATCAACTAGCTATTGAACAGAGCAATGCTGTATGGCGTAGAGAAATTGCAACTGCAGATACCACTGCTTTGAATTTTCAAAATCAATTTAATGCTCAGAACCTACTTAATATAAGTAATGTTGCCTATGATAATTTATGGCAAGAGTATAGAGATGTTTTAGAATTGGCCTTCTCAGCAGGAGAAAGTGAACTTGATAGGATTTCTACTTTACAGATTGCCACACTTAATAATAATTCTTCTAGAGATTTAGCAGACTTCAAAGCAGATAGAGAAGACTCTAGAAGTATTGGTGGTTTTATAGGTAGCATATTTAAAGATTCATTGACAGGTGTTGTGAAAGGCTTGTTCTGAACAGCATAAAGGAGGATAAAAATAGATAATGGAACTTGGACTTACCAATAAAATACTGGATGAAATGGTTAAAGATCATATAGAAGAACTTGCTGCTGTACAAGAACCTACACCAAGTTCTGCAGCCCTAGATGAAATAGCTCTGCTGACTTCGGGACTAAATGCAGCTACTGTAGAGCATTTACAAAACACAATAAGAAAGACACGAAGCCGAACAGCGAAAGCAGTAGGTCTTACCACTGAAGAATTTTGGGAGGAGATAACAGAAGACATAGAAGAACGGGAAGAAAAGAGAGGTATAGGTAGTCGTATAGCTATGGCTTCTAAGCCAGAATGGACTGAAGGTACAGAGACTCCACAAAGGACACACTTAGGTACTGTTAATAAAATGATACAAGAATTGAGAAGGCAAGCATATATTCCAATGGATGAAGGAGAACAAACTAGTGCCTAATTTTGATACTGCCAGATTTCTTGCTCCCACTCCAGGCATGTCTCTTACGACAGAGCCGGGAAATAGACCTTGGGAAAAACCAGCAAAGTATCCTGATTCTGCTGATGCATTAAATTTTTATATAAGAGAACTTTCTTTTAAAAACAAAGTACATAAGTTGTTTGATGTTTTAGAAAGAGGATTCCCTGTAACTGCTCTTGTAGATTCTATTATTGTAGCGGGAGTAATGGAGGGACTACATACTCTTGATGTGGGAATAATAATTGCTCCTGCTTTATTTCATTTTATAACAGGACTAGCTGATGTTGTAGGCGTTGAACATAGAACAGGATTAGAAGAGGCTTCAGGAGAAGATGGGACATTGGTTCATGCTACTATAAAAGAATCAGAAGAAGAAGAAATAGAAGATGAACCAGATGAACTTATAGAAATTGCTGAAGAAGGACTTGAAGAAATTCAAACAGGCTTAATGGCAAGACCATCTATTACTGAACAAGGAGAAGAGTAATGGGATTTAGTTTTCTAGGTGCGTTTGGTGGTGCTGCAAAACAACTTACTACTGAATATGCTCAAGATAGACTTGCTGAAAAACAAAGGCAAGCTCAAATGCTTGGGATATTTTTGCCAGAATTAATTAGTGAAAGAAAAGAAAGAAAACTAAAAAAACGTAGAATGCGGGAGCTTAATGTTGCCTTATCAAGGTATATAACAGATGATGATATAAATCTAAGGTATAATTTATTGGCGGCGGGAGAAGAAAGAGCAAAAGCATTTGTTGATGATATGGCATCATGGGAACAAAAAACTGGCAAAAGATTGAATAATGTAGCAGAATTTGAAAAACTAGGCATGTTGCCTCCAGGTTATGAACCACCAAAGGAAACATACGAAAATTTTGATGACTTCTTTAAGCAGCGCATTGTAGGAAATATAGTACCTTATATATCTGATAAGTCTTCTGACCTACAAAAAAGCATAGCTAAATCATTGGGTGCTAGAAATCCTAAAATGCTTAAAGATAGTGTGTATGCAGACCTTGCTGCAATGGCTGGCTCCGATATTTCCACAGTAGCTTCTGATGTAGAAGGAACTAGGGAAATAGAAGAAGCTATTCACGGAGGAATTTTAAGAGCACCCCTAGACCCCTTGACTGCAGATCAATATAAAACAGCTAGACATCAGGCCAATGCTACATTAGCAGCAATGGAAACAAAGGTACCATTTACTTTTGCGGGAAGGCCCATGTATATGGATGTATATTCAGCTAAACTATATATAGATGCAGATAATACATTATCTCAAACTGAGAAAAATCGTGCTAAAGCGAAACTAGATGAAGCTTTAGCTGGGGCTGGAAAAAAATTAACTGAAAGACAAAAGCTGGTATTAAATAAAATACCTGGAATGCAAACAAGGGCGGACAAAAGATTTGAAAGTTTATTTGGAGGTGAAACTACTGAAGTGTCACTTGGACAGTTTAGAACAAGATGGCCCGATGGATTGGACGATCAAAAAGTTAAGAGACTAATTGGTCAAGCTGGAAACATTATGGTAAGACGGGCTACAAAGGAAATAGAAGCGGGGGCTAATTATCAACAAGTGAATGAAATTTACACTGATGAAAAGGAACTAATACAAGCAATATATTTAGCTGCAGGAATGAATGATGGTATAGCGGGAAATAAAGATTTTTGGAATTTATTAAATTCCTCCGATATGCGGCCAGCAATAAGGAATTACGCAGATCAATATAAAAAAGTATATGATACTATAAGCAAGCGTCAAGTACCTATTATTAGAGTAACTGCACAGTTGGGTGCAAATGTTTTGGCCCAGATTGCAGATATATCTAGTATAGATAGAACAAAACGAGCAGCGCACGTAGCTGGTTTACGTGGACCTATTGCAGATGTCTTGGCTAAAGCTTTTAGCCAGAAGAAAATTACGGGAACATTACCTGCATCAATACAAATGAGCACCGCAGGTGGTCCTGATATAGTTCAAGTTATGGACAGTACAGAAATAGGAAAGCAATTAGGTTTAGTAGGTTCTATTAATTCACTCATTAACCCCAAAAATATTGGAGACCTTCGTAGGCTATTTCAAAGGCTAGAAAAAGGTGAGATAATAAAACTTAAATAAAAAAATGCCAGTAAATTCTATTATTAAACTTGTTGAGACATTGGGTATTCCTCTGGCTGTTGCCCTAGCCGGGGGAGTAGCTTTATGGAAACTGATAGCTTTTGTACTAAAAGATTTAAAGAAAGATATTGCTGACAAGCAAGACGATATTCATAAATCTTTAGGTGCTCAACAAACTATGATAATTAAATTAGTTGATAGAGTACGTACTCTAGAGATTAATCAGATGACTGCATACACTGCCTTGTTAACTGAAGCCAAGGCAGACCTACCTGAATGGCGGCGCACCAGAGCAGAAAGAATAGCGGAATTAAACGAACAGATAAAAGATGTTTCTCATAATGGTGAAGGTGAAAAATAATGGCTGATTATACATCTCTTCCAGATGAAAAAATAAATCGTGATTATTTACTTAGGCGACAAGATTTCGTTAATGATATGCATCTGTGGCACGCAGATAGAAACAATGAATTTTATCCTTCAAACGATGAAGCCTTTGATGCTTACCTTGAACACCTTCGTAAATCAAAAGTAGATGAAAAACAAGCGGTAAATGATTTAAACTATGCTCAAGACTCTGTAACAGATGACAAACAAAGATTTAGTGATTTGTACCATGTGTTTGATCGTATAGAAAATTTTGAAGGTGAAGGCTTTTTATCAGAAAGAGGAATGCAAGCTGGATTAGATTATGTAGAAGGTATAGCACAATCTCCTTCTACCATAATATCTACTTTAGTAAGTGGTGGATTAGGATTAAGAAAAGGTAAACTTCCAAAAAGTAAAACAGGAATTGCAAGAAAGACCATAGAGACCCCTACCGCTGCCGCTAAAGCTGCTCTAGACAGGATACAAGCTCTAGGCTTTAGTACTAGACAAGTGTTAGCTAGAGGAACGAGGGCTATGGCTCCTGCTTTAGCTGTAGAAATTCCTGCTGGAACTTTGCAAGGAGCGGCGGAGGGACTAACAAAAACAGAGCTTAGTTTAGCACCACCAAACACATGGCAAGAAGAAGCAGCTATGGGGGCGGCTTTTGCAATCCCAGGAGCATTAGTAGAGGGGGGTGTACCTGCTGCTATAGCAGCAATGAAATCAAAAAAGCTTCTAAAGATGTTACAAGAAGGAGAAGCCCATCAAGCATTAAGAACGGTTGATGCCAAGGAAGAAACAGCAAAAATCTTAGCGGATACCACGTCGAAAACTAAGAGAACTGTAGCTTGGGCAGAAACACAATTACGAAAATTAGATGAAGCACAAGTTAATGCAGGTATAAGAATTAAAAATGAGATTGGTCCTAGTGGAGAAGAACTTGTCGCAGGTCTTTCAAGACAAACTATAGATGGAATAAAAGCGGCAGCAGTAGAGTTGGCGCAAAAGGTTGGGTTTAATTCTGGTGATCCCACTGCAAGAATTACTGAACGAGTAGCGGAAGCTATTAGAAAAGGAAGTGTAAATACTTCCGACCTTAGAAATATTGCCCTTAAATATAATTTAAGTATGGAAGATTTATCTCATGTATTTATGGCGGAAGTTTCTGAAGCTGCCCGTACTATGAGAACTGCCCGTACTATAAAAGATAAGAATACTTATGAACGCTTTCAAGATACTTTGCGCTCTGTTAGTCCTACCAGTTCAGAAGAAATTGCTGAAATCTCACGAATTGGAAATGTAAGTAAAGGTCTTAGAAAGTGGTTTGGAGGGGTAGGTAAGACCGCATTAAATTTAAATAAAATGCGCCTATTATTTATGACTTCTCAAATAACTACCACCATAAGAAATGCAGAAAATGTTGGACTTAGATTACCTTTACACATGATAGAGTATGTTGCTACTGGACCATTAAAAGATTTTCCACAACGAGTGGCGGATGCCACAAGAATGGGCTTTGATTTATTTGACAAAGCTTCTGGTGATGCTTTTGCTTATGCATTTAAACAGGCAGTAGGCAATAAAAAATTTCAAAGTGTTTTCAGAAGTGCTATGGACGTTGAAGTTGAAGCAGGATCAAAAAGTACTTTAGCTAACATCGGAAGAGCTATGAATGTTTTTAATACCTTTGTAGATAATACAGTAAAAAAGACTGTATTCCTGGGGGAGATTAGAAAGATAGCAGGAGGAACAAACGAATTAAATAAAATTGTTAGTGGTGCTCATCCTAAATACAAAGGAGGACTGAAACAATTTCTTTTAGAAAATGAAGAACCCCTTCAGGATGCCATAAAAGAAACCTTATCTTTAGTATATCAAAAAGGATATAGTAAACAGGGAGACACTCTTGCCGAAAGAGCAACTGCACATACGATAGATGCAATAGCCAATTCTCCTGCTGCTCCATTATTAACTTCAGTTATTCCTTTTCCTAGATATCTGGCTAATCAAACGGAATTTATCTATAAACATTTTCCTCTTGTGGGGCTTGTGTCTCCTTTATTAAGAACGATGGCGGGTCCAGGCAGTAAGAAGGCACTAAAAAAAGGGGAAATGCAAAAAAGAATTGCTCAACAAATTAGTGGCCTAGCCATGCTTGGAACAACTTATCAACTTAAACTTTCTCAAGGACCAGAAGTTCCTTGGAATCATTATGTAGATGATCAAGGAAGAACTCGTGACATAACTGCTTTACTTGGCCCCTTTGCATCAACTATGTTTATAACTGAAATAATATATAGAATGTCAGAGGGAAGTAATAAATATGCTATCCCTATAATAAAGAGTGTAGAAGATGTTAAAACCAATCTTCTTAAAATAGATTGGAAAGAAGCTTTTAGGGCCTTCTCTGGGATACAGGGGCGTGTTGGAACAGGATTGTATATAGTAGATAGAGGTATGCAAGACTTCGCTGCATGGGCGCAAGATATAAATTCAGACAATGTAACTAAAAGTAAAGATGCCCTGGCTAAATTTGCTGCAGCATTTGCCGCAAATTATGTTAATACCTTCACTGTTCCTGTTGGAATGTTTAGAGATTTACAGGCTACCTTTGATCCAGAGGGAAGAAAAATTATGGATACCGATAGAGTAGATTTGGGCAGGTATATGTTAAACCAAATGCTACGCACTATGCCCAATACTCAAGCAATGAGAAACACTGAGGAATTTTTTGGACAGACAGGACTTGGTTTAGGGAAGGACTCTGATCTTTTACAATACCTTAGAGGAGAGCAAAGAACACAGAAATCTCCTTATGCAACCAAAGAAATGAAAAGGTTCCGCCCATTAGAAAGACAATTTTCTGGTGTTTCATATCTTTATGATAAAGAAGGTGCTCCCACTTTAGCAAGTGAACTTAATATTCTTGGGTTTGCGAGACAGGACTTCATACGTAGGTATGGTACTCCACTAATGAATAATGAATATAAAAAGCAAATGGCATTACAAGTAGAAAAATATTTAATTCCATTTATAATGAAAAATGAATATCAAAATATGTCTATACAAGGAAGAAGACTTGCATTTAAAAAGAGACTAGAAGGCGTAAAACAATTAGCAAAAGAAAATGCTAAACGAGTTGCACGATCTGTAAAACCTAATGAAGTAGCTAGATGGGAATTTACTTCATTAGGAACTGTAGAAAAAGCAGCTATTGAAAAAGCATATAAAGATAAAACTGGTGTAAGTGTACACACAGATGAAAATTATACTAAAGCTATGAAATTAAAAGGAACTTCACTCCAATAAAAATAAAATATATAATATATAAAAATGTATCAGTATAATAATTAATTTAACATCATACTTAATAGGAAAGGGGGGCTTGACGCCCCTCTTTTTTTGTGTCCATTCCCTTGCTTCTTGTTCAAGCCGCATGTAGTTTCTTCAGGTTTTCAAAGTATGCCTTATTGAATCCCCGCTCCCATTCTTTATAGAAAGCAGTATGCTGCTTATATGGGTTTGTAATTCTACCTCTGTGAAAAGCCTTGTATCCTTTGTCTACCTGAATAGAAAGGGGAGGCTGTCTATCATTTTTCATTTGTTTCTCCATGATGATTTTGGTCCTAACTTTTTTCTGTGTCTAAGATGTTTAGGTTTATGTCTTCGTGTTACCCTTTTCTTAGATATAAATGTGCTGGTCTTCTTCATAGGTCAACTAGTTCACAAACATTTGCTACGCAAGCAAGTTCTTGTGATCCTGTAGTTGAATCTTCTTTTTCATAATCATCGAACAATTTCCAATCCACTTCCTTTGGCATCTTACTTAGCAGTTCTTTGTATTCTTTTTCACTGCAGTCCTGATAAGGGGCCTGTTTGTACGAGTGCTCTGACATAGGAAGAAAACTTACACCAGACATATCTTCAAAGTTATTGTATACAAAATTAGCCACCTGCAACCATTCCTTTTCTTTTACACTAACAGTAATAGAAGGCTTATGTTCACACCAATACTTAGCATATATCTGCCACAAAGTCAAGTGTTCTATAGCAGAGATTTCTTTTCTGGTTATGGCCCCGGCTGGAGATTGAAAGGGGAAGGACAGGACAGTTAAGCTATCTGGTTTTTCTGTCGCATCTTCATGTGGAAAGCCCTGATCAATTAAGAACTGTGTTAATGGGTCTTTTTTATCGGCTCGTATAGTTCTTATGTAATAAGGATTATGCCGTGGATGAATACCGCTAGCAGCATCAACAAGCTGACTGACTGTACCACTTGGCTTGACGCAGGTTATAGCAGCAGAAGGTTCTATATTAAATATCTTAGACCACTTCTCGTTTGTTTTAACTGCTACCAACCTTAGTTCATTTAAGATCGTGGGCAAATCATCCTTGGTTTTATTAGACAATAGTTTGTTGTCCATGATACCTGTCAAGGATACACCAAGCAATCTTTCTTCTTCCGTATTGCGGGTCCATTGTTTGCTTATACTTTTAAAATCTGTAAAACAAGATTGTATTGTACCTAATATAGTAGCTAGCTCCACCTTTCTTTGTAATGTTTTTACTGTATCATCTTCACGAACCACTACCTCTGAAAGATTACAAAATTGTTTGGGCCGCAATATAATCTCACTACATGGATTTGTACCATAATCAATGTCTGCCTCTCTCCTATCGTACTTAGCCGCTTGCTTCTGTGCAGACACCCTATTAAAAATACCACGTTCACCAGACTTGCTTTCATACAAAGCTACCCACTCTCGCATAAATGTGCCTATGTCTGGTTTCTCTGTATAGCACACACTATTATTTGACAATGCTCTTTGTGGTTCTGTCTCCCACCATGAGCCAGACTTAGCATGACGCATACGGTCATCAGATAAGTTAGATAGGCTAATCAAAGCAGACCTACGAACACCGCCAACAATAACTACATCAGCAATTTTACACAGAATGTCGTGGCATTCAATACTAGATAATTTTCTACCAGAAGATTTCTTAAAAATATTAACGGTAAACATAAAAAGATTATGCAAGGGATCAGCGCCGCTTGCCCTACCACCAAAGGTTTTTAGTTTGGCTCCAGCGGGGCGCACCTTGGTCATGTCCCACTTAGGAACCATACCAGCATACAATAAATTTAGTAATTCTTTATAGCTCCTGTGCCATCCTTCTTTTGAATCTTGAACTATGATAGTGGTTTCACTATCTTCAAACTCATCTGGCACTGTAGGAAGTTGTGAAACGTACTGTCTCTCTACACTAAACCCGACACCCGTGCCGTGCATAAGAATATATAAACACTCATCAAAAGACCTTGGACTATCCACAGGAAGATAGCTGCAATTGTAAGCGGCTATGTGGTTGCGCTCTAGTGCCGGTCCAGCGGTCATCATGGCCCTCATAGAAGGCATCACCTTCATTGCCACAATAGCTACATATAAATCAGTGAACAATTCCTTCTTCATAGAATGCCCATGATTTTTAACTAAGAAAGATTTATAAAAATCTAATAGCCTTGTTACCGTTTCCTCCCATATTTCTCTACGTGCATCTTTTTCTATCCACCTAGCATAACGAGACATTGCTATTATTGTTTGATAGTCACTCATTAAATCAGTCATCTATTCGCCCTCCAGTACATTTTATATTCAGTTTTAAAACTTGTGTTCCTTCAAGATGTTCTAATACGTCAAATAACATTTCTTCTAATTCTTCTGTAGGATCACCATCAACAGGCATAGGAAACTCCTCATCATTTACCTTCAATAGAAGGGATACTCTTGCTCTTACTGACATTCTTTAATACTCTCAATCAATTTATTTAGATACCATGCCGCCTTCTCTAAGTCTTCTGCTTTATTCTTATAGGCTTCTCTCCATGTATATTTTAATACGTTGCCTTTACAGTACCCTTTAAATTCTTCATCACTAAGGGCAGCACGAATGGCCTGTATACATTCTATACCATAATTATTTTTATTATAATGCGGGGGGCTGTATACATTGTCTAATTTCTTTGGCTTTCTTAGTGAGAAATCTTCGTACACCGAATCTTGTTCTACCATTATGCATTTCCTTCTGTTTCAGAATCCAAAGTTAACGCTCCTATTTTTTCTATTTCACCAGAAACAGGCAGCAACATATGCTTTTCAACATAGCTCTGTATTAAATCTCTTATGAGTTCGTTTTCTTCTGTTGCTGGTATGGCAGCAGCCACAAAGTTACACAGTACTACCATGTTACTAAACTCCTCTTCCGATAGAGAAGTCTCCTCTACATTTGCTACTATAGATACTTGTACTTCTCCTGCCCACTCCTCTTCCTCTTCTTCTTCTAATGCGCCCTGTTTTACAGGTCTTATAATAATAACAAAGTCATCTTGTGTTATATAATCATCTAAAAATGTCATCCTCTTTTGTCCTCTCAACAGTTATTATATTTGGTGGCATAGAGACTAGCCTTTCCTGCAACCATGTAATAGGAATTACTCTATCGCAATATAGTATATCTCTTTTTTCGCACCAAGCGGCGTAGGTAGTTTTAGAACCCTTTCTTATTTTCCTTTTACTATTTTCAAAAACTAATCTTATATCTAAGGTGTCATGTTGTTTCCTAATCTCTGTATGTTTTCTTCTATCTGCAGTAGCCCAAAATCCTTTTACTTCTAGTATTATACCATTATCAAGAATAAAGTCAGGGGTATATGATCTAATAGAAAAATCTACCCATTGTATCTTGGTAGTTTCATATCGCAGAGCATGGTTTTCTTTTGTGATTTGTGCCGCCACCGTCTGTTCAAGGCCCGAACGAAACCCTTTCAACCTTGCCTTACGATATCCTTTTTTATTATACATCAAGCATGTCTATAAGCATAGCATGTTTCACAGGAATGTGGAAAAATTTCTCCCCTTTTCTAACATACCTGTTGCTTACTTCTTTTACTGTGGCTGTATTCCTAAGAACATCTGCATCTATTTTCCATGCTTGCTTACAGTCTGCCCTCAGTACATAGAACGTAAGATTTTCTTTATTTAGTAATTTCTTTTTCCTATAAGGAATACGTATCTCTTCCCATGAATCAGGCCAGATTTCCTTCCAAGAGAATTTAATTTCTACCTCTGAATTATATACCGTGCCATCTTTTTCTGTGATAATATCACACTTATAATTTTCTTTTGTACTTGTAATACTATGTCCTTCTTTTTCTAATAAGTAAGATACTACGCCCTTTCCTTTTTCATCTGCAAGAGCATATAAATTTCTATCAAAAGGTTTGTAATTCACCATGTATAATATCCTCCAAATAAAAGGGGGAAACTTACTTTCATCAGAAACGTACTAGCCCCTCGCCTACCTCATTGCTGTGTGAACAGAGGACTACTATGATGTAGATCAAACATCTTCGCCCCAAAGCCATTGTTGCAAGGTATTGCTTTTAAACCGTTCGTTACTAGTACGCATCAGATGAAAGCAAGTTCCCCCCTATTAAATAAAAATAAAGTTAGAACCTGCGAAAGAAGGGATCAGAAAATACAGTATTACGGTATGCATACCCCAACTTTTTTAATTCCTCTTGTAACTCTACATCAGCTTCTCGCCTTGCGTCTAGCGCAGTGCGAACTCCTGATAATCTTTTTCCTTTTAGTGCTGCCTTAGCATCACGCAATTGAACAGACATTTCTTGCACAGTTTCCTGTAACTCTTCAATTGACATGTCCTCAAATACATTTGTTTCTTCATTACTACTCATTATTATCTCCTTTCTTTATATCTATATAAAATACTGTGGGCTTTACCTTAGCCTTACTTACTCTAGATGTTTCGGCTTTCAAAGCATCACCCCAACAAGCATACTTAAAATTACAAAACCTACACTCTGTGTTAAGAGTATGGCTACCAGTTTCTTTTCCATAAAAGGTTTCCTTAATCGGACTATAACATCTATGGAATTTATTTTCTTTTAGTTTTTCTACAGTGTGTTCTAATTTTTTAATGACAGTAGGTGTATCACTTGTATACTTTACATATTTAAACTCNCCAGAAGAATGGTTGATAACCCACCATCCCCCCGGTTCCACACCCTTACCTTTAGAATATATAGCTAACTGTCCTATATACCCAAAGCTGTCATTCTTTTCTACGTGATCACCGTCCAACCATTTGTTTTTATAGCTCCAAGGACTAGCAGATTTAATATCATCTACCTTATTATCAAGCACCAGATCATATTCTCCTGAGATTTTTTCATCACCAATCTCAGTCTCTATTTTTTCTGGCTCTTCAAACGTAGCCCCTGCCTCTTTAAGAACTCCTTTAAAGACAGCTTCGGTAATATCTCCGATCATCATACGCAGTAAAAAATTAGAGGCAGGTGGAGTAGCAGCTTCGGGCCTGTTCTTTTGAAACCAAAGTTGACAAGTAGCCCTACCAATATTGCTTGCCCGTAAACGAAAGGAACCTCTAGTCTCTCCTTTATTAAATTGTTTACGTACTGCTGCTTCCACATGCTTTACAACACCTTGTATATTTTCCTCAGACATAGAAACTTTACCCTCACGAACATTGTCAAGATAAGTATGTACTAAAAATTCTACAGGATGTTCTACTTCCATAATAATATCCTTATTCTACATCAATAAAAGAATCAACAACCTTTGCTTCCTCTGCAGCAAACGGCGGCAGACTTGCTTTTTGATCATAAGATTCTTTAATGAATTTGTTATAACCATTCACCCAATTTTGAAAATATATTAGAGTTTCACTATCCTTCGGTTGCTCTAACTTAATCTCCTTTGTAATATTAACAACAGGAACAGGCTGGTATAACATGTTACCATTAGTCATTGGTGAACCATCTGTAGTTAAAGAAATATCATGCTGTGGAAATAGCCGTCCAGTTTCTCTATACTTAGCCAAGGCATTTCCCATGATTTTAAAGGCATCGTTGTTTTCTATTTCCCAGATAATTGGAATAGCTTCCCCCTCTGTTTCCACAACTTCTCCTGTTTCAGTAAGATAAGAGGTAAAAGAAACTGTACCAAAGATAGCTCTAACTCTTTTAACAGCAGAGATTAGCTTGCGAGTTTTTTCTGGTACATCTTTCCAATCTTTTATATAACCAGAAGGACGACCACAATTAAACCCACCTGTTTCATCAATAATATCTGTATTATTAAATACTTTATAGTCATGTGTAAAAACAGACTTAATGTATTTACCTTTACGTCCATAAGAATCAGGAGCAGCATAGGGCATCCAACGATTATACCTATACCTCTGAAGAAACGGACGAAAGTTAATCTCTTCACAGTATTTAAACTCTCCTGACCCATCGTCAAAACGATAGGTTCCACCAGGAACTACTTCCATCTGGCGGGTCTTACCGCCTGTCTCAACAGCCCCCATCACTGAACGATGCCATATCCTTAGTCTACAAATAGCATCCGAACGAGATGTAGGGGTAGCAGCTTCTTGTGGTATGCCCATAGCCTCTGCAAGGGCTTCGTAATTAGCAGTATCCATAGAAATAATATCTGTGTCCATAAATTTTTCCTTTCTTTAGTTGAAAATAACTGCACCAGTATACGCATTTTACTAAAAATGTCAACAACAATCTTGCATTTCCATCCAATTTTTTCCTATCTTACACTCTAATTCAAGAGGAATATCAAACTGTATACCAAATCTGCGGTATAAAGAATCCTCTAGAATTTCTTCTGCTTGTTTAACACAGGCCAGTACCTTCTGTTCTTCTGATGGAAAACAATCTATCACCACACTATCATGAACGCTATTAACAATCAAGCTTTTAAGATAAGCACTACGCATCTTTTGTTCTACCAATAATAGTAGAGTTTGTACTACATCAGTAGATAAAGATTGTACTGGATAATTTTTCACTGCAGTAAAATGTGTTATACCACCGTTTTGTCTGCGTTGTGCATTAGGAAATGCAAACTGCCTACCAGTAACAGTAGTAACCATGCCTGTAGACATGACTTCATTGGCAAGTTTACTATGCCAAGAAGCAATGCCATAGTATTTATCAGTGAATTGTTTATAGTACGCTGCCTCTGCAGTTGTCCTACCAAATCCTGTAGCACCAAACAGTGGTGCAAAAGTATGTGCCTTTGCTTCTTGTCTAGAAATTTTCTGTCCAGATTCTGTGATAACTTTAGCGGTGTAACTATGAACATCCACCCCTGTGGCGATTTCCTGCTTTGCAACTTCATCCTTTCCCAGGAAAGCCGCCACTCTAAATTCTAGTTGTGAGAAATCTGCTTCTATAATCTGCCCATTATCCCAACGAGAATAGAATACTTTCTTAATTGGAAACGTCTGTCCTCTTGGCATGTTCTGTAAGTTAGGGGAATCAGAAGCTAGCCTACCCGTTGTGGTTCTGTGCTGTATTAATCTAACATGTAATCTATTGTCCTCTTTCATGAAAGTTTCTATGCCCTCTACAAAAGAGGATAGATAGGTATCCAAAGCAGACAACCTACGTACTTTGTATAAAAAACTTTCAGCCTTATCCATGTCTCTTCGTTTAGCAACCTCTTCTAATATTCCTATATTAGATTTACTAGTACTGAAGCCATGATTAGCTACCCAACTTGCGGCGGGTGGAGAAAATTTTAGTCCTGCTATTTTATCACTAGGAATATACAATATTCCAGAACGATTACATGCCTTACAAATACGTTTTGCTTTTCCTATAGTACCATCTTTCTTGGTAGCTAAATTATATCCTCTACCAAAACAAGCCTTACACTGGATGGCTGTAGTTTTATATACAATATTAGTATTACTAGTTACCGTCGATGTGAAGTTTTTCTTTTTCATATATGTTGAAAAGTTATCTGTCCATGTAGCCTTATCTTTTGGCTTGCGACTATATATAACCATACTTAATTGTTCTGGTGATGCCAGATTAATTGGGGTGTCACCCATAAGCTCATGGGTTTGTTGATCAAGAGACTGTTTAATATCCTGTTGTTCTTTTTTAAATTCCTGCTTAACTTGCAGTAGGGTTTGCTTATTAACTGCGAAGCCTCTGTAATATATTTTTGCTAACAGTACACATAACTCGTTGGTAAGACTGATTATATTTTGCAGAGATGCATACTCTTTACTAAACATTTTTCTACGTAAGCGATCTGCTAATTCCTGTGTAGCCTGTACATCTGCCATACAATATTCTAATAACTGATCACCATCTATATTATCTACAGATATACCTTTATTTAAATTGTCGGATAGAGTATCCATCTTTTGATTTTGTAAAGCGTAGTGTTCAGCTACAGCCTGTAAAGATAGGGGTTGTTTCATTGCACGTTGAAACAAATACTCTACTAGCATGGTATCAAACACAGCATTATCATACTTAAATCCTGTGTCCCACAACCACACTAACTCATGTTGTGCATTATGACATATAAGAACAGTGGCCTCATCAAGTTGCTTCTGTAAAAGTTCTTTAGCATTCTCCATACTATGTGTAGAATGCCCAAACCAGAAGGAAGATTCCTCCCCCGTATCTTTCTTTGTACATACTAAAACTAATTTATTCTCTGGTATAAATGGATCAAGGAGCACCTTACCAGAAGGTAATTTTGTAGCTGTATTTTCTACATCTATTGTTAGTTTCATATTATATTCCTTTATGAACTATATGTTGCAGTCTCTGGATCAAATAGGGTTATAACTCTCCCGTGTTTTCCAGTAAGTTTATTTTTTAATACAAGCCAATGTCTTTCAGGACTTTCCTCCTCTTGTTGCCCCTCTACCATAGGTGTTTTAGTAATGCAAAACAGTACGTCAGCCTCACTAGCCTTACCCGTCTTGCTACCCTCTAACATTGACATGTTTACAAATACTTTTCCTTCTGCTTCAGCAGAAAGTTGGGACATAGCAAATATAACGCAACCATATTGCTTGGCTATAATTCTGAATCTAATATAGGTAGCTTTCAGTTGTTCGTGATGAGCAGTGTACCTGCCCTCTGGTTGAAACTTGTCTGCCATGTCTGCTACTACTATGTCGGGTTCGTATGCTTTAATTGCTCGTTCTACTCTATCTAAATCCCAGCCAGTAGCATCTGTAATTTTTAGATTATCTTTAATGGGATTAAATAAATCCTCTGCTTTCTTACGCTCCTTAATTATTTCTTTTATATTCATAGAACAAGCGGCTGTTAAATATCTAGCAGACACTCGCCCTGTGTCTTCCTCATTAGCAAGAACCATAACCTTTGCTCCTTGCTGTGCGAAACCATTTGGTCCGGCGCACAGATAAGCATGGCTACTAGTCTTACCTGTGTTAGGTCTAGCTGCACCAATAATAATCTGCCCCCTGTTTACTCCCGGCACTAACTGTGCTACTGTAGGTATATTAATCTTCCATTTAAAATTCATTTCATTCTTTTTAAGTAGTTCAGTAATGTCCATATTTTCAAAGTGTACTTTAATGGACGGCATGAAATCCTCTTCCCGTCTATCAATGAACTCTGCTATTTTATATAGAGATGTAACCTCTCCGTTAGACATTTTAAATGCTACGTCCATCAACTCGTTCGCAGCATCTTCTCTATTCAATTCTCTTAGTACATCTTGTGCTATGTCTTCATTCAAGGGGGAACATGTTTCCATTTTATGAAATAGACTTTGATAAATATCTTTCTGTGCTGTTGTTAATGATGTATTAAGAGACAAGAACAACGCTTTTATATCTGAAGTATTAATACTATTTTCATAATCTAACATAGCCCTATCAATAGTTTGCTTTATATT